GTTGAAGATCTTGAAGATGCTTTAGACGAATTAAAAGCAGAATTTGATGCACTAATGGCAGGCGAAGCAGAAGAACCAGAACACGCTGAAGAACCAGAAATGGAAATGCCAGAAGAAATGCACGAAGCAGAAGAAACAGTTGAAGAAGCTGAAGAAGTAACAGAAGAAGCTGAAGAAACTGTTGAAGAAGCTGAAGAAACAGTTGAAGAAGAAGCTGAAGTTGTTAAAGAGTATGTTGAAAAAGCACCTGCTCCAAAAACATCTGAAGAAGCTGATGCTAAAACATCACCAGTAGCGGCTAATGCCGGTGCTAAAGGTGCTGAAGCAAAACCAGCGGCATCTACAGGTGAAGAAAAAGGTGCGGCTACGCCTAAAACAGAAAAAATGACAGACGCTACAACAAAACCAGACGTTAAGAAAGTTTAATAGGAAACTAGAATGGCATCATACTTAAAAGAGAACTTGACTTTTGACGCGGCTAAGATGGAAATCTTATCTGAAGATTCAAAAGACGGCAAAAGCAAGAACTTATACATGAAAGGTATATGTATTCAAGGTGGTGTTAAAAACCACAATGAACGTGTATATCCTGTGAATGAGATTGCCGATGCTGTTTCCACACTTAATGAACAAATCCACGGTGGCTACTCTGTCTTAGGCGAAGTAGACCACCCAGATGATTTGAAAATTAACCTAGACCGTGTTTCACACATGATCACAGAAATGTGGATGGATGGACCAAACGGCTATGGCAAACTTAAAGTTTTACCAACTCCAATGGGTACACTAGTTAAAACTATGTTGGAGTCGGGCGTTAAACTAGGTGTTAGTTCACGTGGCAGTGGTAATGTCAACGAAACTGACGGCAAAGTTAGTGACTTCGAAATAGTCACAGTCGATGTAGTTGCACAACCTAGTGCTCCAAATGCTTATCCAACAGCGATTTACGAAGGACTGATGAATATGCGTGGGGGTGCTGGTGTATTCGAGATGGCACGTGAAGCCAGTGCAGATCAAAAAGTACAGAAGTATTTGAAAGAGCAAGTAACACGCTTGATCAAAGATCTTAAAATTAAATAGGAGATCAGAATGTTAGACGCTATCAAACCATTGTTAGATAGTGGCATCATTAACGAAGAAACCCAAACTGCTATTAACGAAGCTTGGGAATCTAAAATTAATGAAACCAGAGAAGAAATTCGTGCTGAATTGCGTGAAGAATTTTCTGGCCGCTACGATCATGACAAAAAAGTAATGGTTGAAGCTCTAGACAAGATGGTTACTGAAACACTCACCGCTGAACTTAAAGAGTTCGCCGATGAGAAACAAGCTCTAGCAGAAGACCGTGTTAAATTTAAAACACAAATGGTTGAAAATGCTAGTAAGTTTAATGACTTTATGGTTACTAAACTTGCTGAAGAAATTCAAGAACTACGCAAAGAACGCAAAACTCAAACTGAAGCTATTGCTAAGTTAGAGAAATTTGTAATTAATGCGTTAGCTGAAGAAATCAAAGAGTTTGACCAAGACAAGAAAGCAGTAGTTGAAACAAAAGTTAAACTAATAGCAGAAGCCAAAACTAAAATGGCTGAACTAAAAGAAGCATTTGTTACACGCAGTGCTAAACTTGTTAAGGAAGCAGTAGCAAATAATCTAGGCTCAGAATTGGCGCAACTTAAAGAAGATATCCAAAATGCTCGTGAGAACATGTTTGGACGTAAAATCTTTGAAGCCTTTGCTAATGAGTTCTCTGTAACACATTTGAATGAAAACAAAGAACTAGCTAAACTTCAAGCTATCATCAATGAAAAAGAGTCAATCATTAATGAACAGACAGAAGCAATAGCAGAAAAAGATGCTTTAGTTGAGTCTAAAGAACATGAAGTTAAGGTAATTACAGAAAGTGTAACCCGCAAGGAAACATTATCAGAATTACTTCAACCTCTAAATAAAGAGAAGGCTGATTTAATGACCAGTCTACTTGAAAGTGTGCAAACTGACAAATTACAGTCTGCATTCGAAAAGTATTTGCCTGCGGTTCTAAACAATTCTGTTAAAACAAAAGCTGATAAGGCTATTGTAACAGAATCACGTAAAGAAGTGTCAGGTGATAAAACTGCTAAAGAAGACGTAGTAACAGACGACAACAACGTTGTTGCGTTAAGACGTTTAGCAGGGCTTAAATAATAAACTTTTAATTAAAAGGAAATATAGAAATGACAACCCAACTATTAGAAGGCCGTTGGAACGAGACCAAAGACGCCCTGTTAGAAGGTTTAAATGGTTCTCGCCGTACAACAATGGCTGTAATTTTGGAAAACACTAAGAAGCACTTGCAAGAGAATGCTACTAGTGGCGCAACAAGCTCTACTAACGTTGCTACACTTAACCGCGTTATTCTTCCAGTAATCAGACGTGTTATGCCAACTGTTATTGCTAACGAACTCGTTGGTGTACAACCAATGACTGGACCTGTAGCACAGATCCATACTTTAAGAGTACGTTATGCTGAAACAAACAACGCAACAGGTACTGCTAACGACGTAACTGCTGGTGACGAAGCATTATCACCATTCAAAGTTGCTACTGCATACTCTGGTGACGGTACTGCTGGCTTAGGTGCTTCAACAAGTACACTAGAAGGTAATCCAGGTAAGAAAATTAACGTTCAAATCATGAAACAAGTTGTTGAAGCGAAAACTCGTAAATTATCAGCTCGTTGGACATTTGAAGCGGCTCAAGACGCTCAAGCAATGCACGGTTTAGACGTTGAAGCAGAAATTATGGCGGCTTTAGCACAAGAAATTACTGTTGAAATCGACCAAGAAGTTCTAGCTTCATTAAGAGCTTTATCAGGTAACACATATAACTACAATCAAAGTACTGTATCAGGTACAGCTACATTCGTTGGTGACGAACATGCGGCATTAGCGGTTACAATTAACCGTGCGGCAAACTTAATCGCTCAACGTACACGTAGAGGCGCTGGTAACTGGGCTGTAGTTTCACCTGCGGCTTTAACAGTGTTACAATCTGCTACTACATCAGCATTTGCTCGTAGTACAGAAGGTACATTCGAAGCACCAACAAATACTAAATTCGTTGGTACATTAAACGGCGCTATGAAAATTTATGTTGATGGTTACGCAAGTGACACTCAAGCAGTTTTAGTTGGCTATAAAGGCTCAAGTGAAGCTGATGCGGCGGCATTCTATTGCCCATACGTACCATTAATGAGTAGTGGTGTTGTATTAGATCCAGCAACATTCGAACCAGTAGTTGGTTTCATGACAAGATATGGCTATGTAGAATTATCTAACACAGCATCATCTCTTGGTAATGCGGCTGATTACTTAGAAGAAGTTGGTGTAAGTAACTTATCTTTCCAATAAGATTTGTTATAATACATTCTTTAAAAAGCACTCTTCGGAGTGCTTTTTTTTGAGCTTAAATTTGATAAATATATTTGTTCGCTCGTAAGAGAGTTTATGCGGCCCCACCGCGTAGGCCTAGAACGCCAACTTAAATCTAAAGGAGAAAACAAATGGGACGTCCAATTAAAAAATTATTCATTGGTAATCGTAACTCAACAGGTATTGGTGGTGAAGGTGTAGCGTCAGTTACACTAGGTGGTACTAATAACTCAACAGGTTACACAACTGGTGACGCTGTTACATTTTCAGCACCACAACTTCCAGGCGGTACTACTGCTACTGGTACAGTTGTTGCTACAGCAGGTGTAATTGATAGTATTACTATTGTTACTGCAGGTTCTGGCTATACATCAGCACCAACAGTTACAGCAGGCACAGGTACAATTGGTACATTAACACTAACAGCAGTGTTAACAACTGGCACAACAAACGCTATTGCTATTTTAGCATACGTACCAGGTGGTTCATCAGCAGTTGCTGGTGATATTAACTCACAAAAAGGTAGTAAAACATACAATGTTACTACAGCACAAGGTACAGGCGAATGCGTATTAGTTGCCTCGGCAATACCAACCGAAGGCCAAATGAACATCACTGCCACTGACTCAGCAGGCGGTACATACTATGTTAAGAAATTAACAAACCGTACAGTAACACTTCTTCCAGGAACTGGTTCACAGTTTGCTGAAGATGAGCAAGTTGCTTGGGGTGATACAGCAGTTCTTAATACTTCAGTAAGTATCACAAACTAATTTTTAAATTAGTAAAGAAAAGTAGCACTCTTTGGAGTGCTATTTTTTTGTTTTTTGTATCTGAATAACAGGCATAAATAATAGAAACTGGAATAAAATAAATGGCAACTGTTAAAAAACTTAATACCGAATATACGTTAGATACTACTGATGTTTATGTAACTGGCAATTTACATGTTGCTGGTGTTTATGATACAACCACAGTTACTAACACAAATATTCAAGACAAAGACATTACATTAAATGTTGGCGAAAGTGGATGGGGTGTTGGCGGAAATGCTTCACCGAGTACTGCTGGTCTTCAGGTTGATAGAGGATTACAAGCAAACGTTGGAATTAGATGGAACGAAACATCAGATGTTTGGGAACTTACAGCAGATGGTTCAACATATAACACCATATTAACAGCCGGCGGTGGCAGTGGTCTAACAGCAGTTGTAGATGATACTAGTCCTCAGCTTGGTGGTAATTTGCTTACACAAGGTTTCACCTTACAACTAGAACATTCAGTTGATACACAAACTGGATTTGTATCAAACTTAGTAGAAATACATAGTGCTACTGTAGGATCGGGTGGTAGTGGATTATTTGTTACAAATGAATCAGTAATAGGACAAGAATTAGTAACATTAAATAAAGCAATCGTAACTTCGATTATATTTTAGGAATAAAAAATGGCAATAACAAATGTATTAGTAACCGATGGCGACGCCGCTAACGTCTATGTTAGTCCAACATCAACAGCAATTACAGCGATGTATTTTTGTAATATTGATTCTGTAGCAAGAGATTTTGATGTTTATTTACTACCAGCCGGTAATACAATAACACAAACAAGTAATAAAATTTACTCAGGTATTACACTTCAGGCAGGTGATACATACGTAATTGATACAGAAAAACTAATTTTAGACGCAGGTGATGTTATTAGAGCAAATACAACTGCTACTGATGCTATGTCTTGTACAATTAGTTTCATTGGACTATAAGGATTAGTCATGGGAAGAGTAGTTAAAAATGCTTCAATAAACGCAAGTGGATATGGAATACAACTAAGTGCTACATCGGACAGTTTTCGACCAAATGTCGCCGGGGTTCTTGGCACGTCGGTAATAAAGTATAGTACTACTAGTAATTCTTTAGAGTTTTACGATCATTATGCTAACGTTTGGCAAACAATATCGTCGATTAAATCAGGATCTTCATTAATAAACAGAGAAAGTTTTACCGGTGATGGCACAGAGACATCATTTGGACCACTAGTTAACAATTACTCTCCTGGTACATTGTGGACAGGAAACATATTAGTTCATGTAGGAACTGTTTATCAGATACCTGGCACAAATTATTCATTTACCTCTAATGGTGGTGGAACTGATATTACTTTTGTATCACCTCCGTCAGATGGTTCAGAAATTACTATTATCCACGGACTTAATTCTACAACCTCTGTTTAACTATATTGATAAATAGTTAAAAGGTGAAAAATTAATATGGCAATTAGTCGAGTTCCGGGATATTCTCTATTAGCGAATCTAGATCGTCAAGGTACAGATCTAACAATCACCTCCAGCGGACTCGTAGTTACACATTGGAACGTTACTAATCAAAGATTTGGTATAGGAACTGATACACCTACAGCAACTTTAACAGTCAATGGTGACATTGATGTTAATGCTAATGCTAGTATAAATTTTGGTCAAAATATTTTAGGTAACGTAGCAAATCCACTTAGCAGTTTTGATGCCGCAAACAAATATTATGTTGATTCACAAATTGGAAGTGCTGTTATTGGTAACACCACAATTTTAGGAACTTCAACAGACGGTAACTTAACACAAACTGGCGCTTATAATTATTGGACAACATCAACAACAGTTACAGATGCTATTGATGATTTAAATGAAACAGTAGAAAACATACGAAATAACACGTATGTAAAATCAGTAGACTTCACAGCAGATAATACTGTAGGTGGAGCAGGACTAGTTGTTACGTTAACAATTACAGCAGTAGGTAATGCTAATCGTTACACAATTGATTGGGGTGACGGTGATACTACAACAGCAACAACAGATTCAACTCCAACTCATACATACAGTACAAACACAGGTTCACCATTTGATGTTACAGTTACAGCATTTAATAACAGTGGATCAGGTGCTGGAAGTACTGTCACAGTAACTAAAGAAGAATTCATAACAATTTATACAGCAGATCCTGTGGTATCATTTGCGGCCTATGCGGCTTCAAGTGGTGGCTCACCAATTACATATTGGGATGATGGTGATACAGTATACTTTGAAAACACAACAACAAATACATCAGGAGCCACAGTTCAGTATACTTGGGACTGGGGTGATAGCCAGGCAGATGATGTAATTTCTAGTGATGCGTCAGCAGGTGGTGTAGGTGGCGGAAGAATAGCACACACATTTGACACAGCAACAGAACAAGAACAACAATTTACAGTTACACTAACATTAGACAGTCACTCAACAGCACAACCAAGTGCTGTACCAGACAGTGATACTAACACTTATGAAGTTTATGATACACATACTCCATCATTGACAGCCAGTGGTACAACTGGGATCAATGAAGAAGGAACTTCAGGGTTACCAATAACATTTACAAACACAACAGAATCAACAATTGGTTCATACTCTACTTACGGTATACAATATATTTGGCAGTGGGGTGATAGTACCAGTAATGTAACAGTTAACACAGGCAGTGGTTCAAGTGGGGATGACGGAACATCAATTGCCCATACCTATGCTTTAAGTTCAGGTGACCAAGCAAGTGGCACAGCAAGAGATTATACAGGTTACTTGTATGTAACAAGTAATCATGGATCAGCACCATTCCAGTCATCAAGTTTTACAGTACACGTAGAACCGGACGTCCGTGCAATTATTTCAGGTACAGCAGTAACAGTGTCAGACAGAAGTGGTGATAATCAGTATGATATTTACGATTATACAACATATGATGGTATCAACCTTGCTAACGTAGCAGTAACGAACACATCACAAAATGCTGATGACTATGAATATGATTGGGCAGATAGTTCTACAAACGACACAGTAACAGAAGATGGAACAAGTGCTGGTAGTATTGGTGCTCTTATATATCATGACTTTAGTGGAGAATCAACAGGTAACTACACACTAACATTTGATGCTAACGGAACTCCTGACTTAACAGCACAAACAGATCAAGACACAAGTATTACATTTACTCTAAATGCTACTCCATCAGCACCAAACAATTTAAGTACATTTAGTTTAAGTCTAGCAGATAGTTATCAAGGTACAAGTCCAAAACTAGCGGCCAGCTTTGACGACAGCAGTGACAGTGCAGGATTATCGCCAGGCGATGCACTAACAACTACAACAGCAAGACGTTATACAAGTGGTACCATTGATACCAACACAATTAATAATGCGTACAACGGCGTTACAGGCACCCTTACAGCGTTGGTTAATGGTGTAGACACAGGTAATAAAACATTTACATCAGCATTAAACGAAACAGGTACGTTTACAAGTTTAGTAATTAGTCAACAAGGTGATGCACACGATACTATATCAGCATCAACATACCCAACTGGCTTCTATCAAACATTTGATGCTAAAATTACACAGGCATTGGCAAGTTACACAGTAGGTGTTAACGATCAAAGACTACAACACTCTACAACAGGTAATACAAATTATGTTTATGTTGTCTATGATGATGTTACAGCAACTCCAACAATTACATCAGCAGGTACATTGGTAGAAGGCACAGGCGGAACTAAGAGATACATTTCAGG